TCAGAAAACATTATGGAGAAAAATTAATATGTGTTCATTCAAAGCACCTAGTCCTCCACCTATGCCAGAGCCAGCTCCAGTAGCTCCACCACCAGTAACGCAAAATACTCAAGGTAGTGCTAGACCAGCAGGTTATTCAGATGGTAGTGGCAGAAGTAGAAATACTGCTACATCTGCTGACAGGAAGAGAACAGGGTCATCAAATTTAAGAATACCAATTATTGGTGGACTATAAATAAATGGAAAAATATCCAAGTGGTTCAATGAACCAAGCTGACACTTTAGAAAGTAGATACAATTCTAAATCACAAGAGCGAGAAATCTATCTTGAAAGAGCAAGAGATTGCAGTGAATTAACTATACCTACACTTATACCAGAAAGTGGTTCAACATATTCAGAAGAATTTCAGACTACCTATCAAGGTATCGGAGCTAGAGGTGTCAATAATCTATCATCTAAATTATTATTATCATTATTACCACCCAATGCTCCATTCTTTAGACTAGGCATAGATACATTTGCAGTTAAAGAAATTGAAGAAGATGAGAATTTAAGAACACAAATAGATAGTGGATTAGTTCAAATTGAAAAAGCTGTCATGGATGATGTTGAAATGTCTAATGATAGAGTTGCTGTATTTGAAGCATTAAAACATCTTATTGTAGGTGGAAATGTTTTATTATTTGTTAGCAAAGAAGGTTTAAGAGTATTTCCATTATCTCATTATGTAATTCAAAGAGACCCAATGGGTAATGTGTTAGAGATAATTACTAAAGAAAGTATTCATTATTCAGCATTACCAGAACATATTAATGAATTATTACAATCCCAACATAAAGATTATAAAACAGATGGTACTTGTGATTTATACACATGTGTCAAAAGAAAAGAAAATAAGTTTATAGTTCATCAAGAAGTAAAAGGAATTGATATTCCAGAAAGTCATGGTGAATATAATTTAGATAACTCTCCATATATTCCATTAAGAATGATTAGAGTTGATAGTGAAAGCTATGGAAGAAGTTATGTTGAAGAATATCTAGGAGACCTAATATCATTAGAAGGTCTTACAAAAGCTATTGTAGAAGGTTCATCAGCATCAGCAAAAACATTATTTATGGTGGCTCCTAATGGAACTACTAGAGCCAAAGCATTGGCTGAAAGTGAAAATGGTGGAATTATTGAAGGTAATGCTACAGATGTATCAGTATTACAAGTAGGTAAGTTTCCAGATTTTAGAGTTGCTCAAGAGACAATGGCTAAAATTGAACAAAGATTATCATACGCATTTTTATTAAATGCTTCAGTTGTTAGAGATAGTGAAAGAACTACAGCAGAAGAAGTAAGAATGACAGCTCAAGAATTGCAAGATAGTCTTGGTGGTATCTATGGAATTTTATCACAAGAATTTCAATTACCATTTGTTAAAAGAAAATTATCAATATTAAACAAAACTAAAAAATTACCTCAACTACCTAAAGGAATTGTATTTCCAAAAGTTATTACTGGAATAGAAGCTTTAGGTAGAACAACAGATAGAAATAAATTAATCGCATTTTTACAAACATTAGCTGGCACATTAGGTGCTGAAGCTATTGGTAAATATGTAAATGTAACTGAAGCTATAAAAAGATTAGCAACAGCCGATGGCATAGAAACTAAAGGCTTAATAAGAACTGAAGAAGATTTACAAGCTGAAGCACAAGCTCAACAACAAGCTATGATGGATGGGCAACAACAATCAGCATTGTTAAACGCAGGTGAGAAAATTGCAGGTAACATACCTCCTCAAGCATTAGGAGAAGCATTAACACAACAACCCGAATAAGGAGAAATAAATGGTTGATAAAGTAGAAATGTCTACTGAAGAAAATAATCCTTCATTAGAAGAACAAGCAGAACAACAAGAAACAAACTCACAAAGCACTCAAGAAGCTCAAACTACAGAGACTTCTAGTGAGAGACCAGAATGGCTTCCAGAAAAATTTGGAAACGCTGAAGAACTAGCTAAAGCTTATGGTGAACTTGAAAAGAAATTCTCAAGTAATCCAGAGCAACCAGCTAAAGCAGAAGACTTAAATATAAAAGAAGACAAACCAGAAGAAACACAATCTGGCCAATTGGATAAATTTTATGCAGAGTTTGCTGACAAAGGTGAATTATCAGAAAACAGTTACACAGAACTATCAAAGATAGGATTGAGTAAAGAAGTAGTTGATACTTATATTTCTGGCCAACAAGCTTTAATAGACCAAAAAGCAAATAAAATAATGGCTACTGTTGGTGGTCAAGAACAGTACAATGAAATGATAAACTGGGCTTCAAAGAATTTAGAAACTCAAGAAATAAAAGCATTTAACAACACATTAGATAATGGGACTATAGAACAAGCTCAATTAGCTATTGCTGGTGTTCAAGCAAAATATAATCAAAACAATGCAGAGCCTAATTTATTTACAGGTAATAAAGCTGAAGCAAATGTTGGTTATAGGTCTGTTGGTGAAATGCTTACTGACATCAATGACCCAAGATATTCTACAGACAGTGCATTTAGACAAGATGTAGAAAACAAAGTTAAACAATCAAATACATTATAATAACACCTACTTAGGTGGGAAGGAGAAACATGTCTTTATATAAAAATATAAATGCAAGAAAAAAAGCTGGTACTTCAAGACCAAAGTCTAAAAGTACAGTTAGTGCGAAAGCATATTCAAACATGAAAAAAGGTTTTCCTAAAAAGAAAAAATAATTATGTTGAATTTTTTATTGCCTTTAATGAAAAATCCTCTGGCTAAATTAGTCGTAGATAGAAGCATAAACGCTATCAATCATTCAATGGAGAAAAAGAAAATCATTAGAGCAAAAGAAATTGAAGCAGAACAAAATGTATCTATAGAACAAATTAAAAGTTCTAAAAATAGTATTAAAGATGAAGTATTAACTATAAAAATAACTTTAATCTTTATTGCTTTATTTATTCCATACACACAGCCATGGATGGAAAAAGGATTTGAAATCCTAAAAAATGCACCACAAGAATTTTGGTGGGCTGTTCTAATTGTTTACTCTGGAAGTTTCGGCTTATCCACTGTTAGCAAAATTAGAGGAAAAAAATAACTCACACACTCTTCTTTAAGAGGAGTGAGCCTTCACAAATATAGAATTGCCTCAAAGGATTTACTTGCGAGTAAATCTGAAGAGATAACTTTTTGAAGTATGTGCAGGAACTAAAACAAACCAAACATAATATAAGGAGAATAATTATGTCAAACGCAGTAGCATCAAGAATTGGTGCAATTAATGGTGGTGCAGATAAATCAGCATTATTTTTAAAAGTTTGGTCTGGCGAAGTTTTAGCTACTTTCATGAGAGAAAACAAAATGCTTGGTATGACCCAAGTAAGAAGTATCTCTTCTGGTAAGTCAGCGCAGTTCCCTGTAATTGGAACAACTTCAGCTAGTTACCACACTCCAGGAAATGAGATTGTTGGAACTTCTGTGAACCACGCAGAAAAAACAGTAAATATAGATGACCTTTTGGTTTCATCTGCATTTATTGCAAACATAGACGAAGCTAAAAATCATTACGATGTTAGAAGTATCTACACATCTGAAATGGGAAGAGCTTTATCAAACACAGTAGACCAGAACTTACTACAATTAGCAGTATTAGGAGCTCAAGCTTCTACTACAGTTACTGGTGGTTCGGGTGGTACTCAAATAACAGATGCAGATGCTAACACAAATGCAACTTCACTAATATCATCTATCTTCGAATGTGCAGAAGCACTTGACGAAAAAGATGTACCTTCTGAAGACAGATTTTGTGTGGTTACGCCAAATGTTTATTATCAAATCGTACAAAACGATAAGATTTTGAACAGAGACTTTGGTGCTAATGGCAATGGTGTTTACAGTGATGGTACAGTAATTAAAGTTGCTGGTATCAACATTGTTAAATCTAACACTGCTGTAGACGCATACGCAGATAATTCAACTGCTGTATCTGGTGCTAACAATACTTATAATGTAGATGCTTCAAATGTTGTAGCTACAGTTTTCCATAAGAGTGCCATCGGTACTGTAAAACTTATGGATTTAGGTATGGAGAGTGAGTACGATTTAAGGCGTCAAGGGACATTGATGGTCGGAAAAATGGCATTAGGAAGTGGCATAATTAGACCAGAAAGTGCAACGCTAATTAAAACAGCATAATCACTTTAACAAATACATAGGCGCAGAGATTAACACAGACAATCTGCGCCTGTGTTTATAAAAAATTTATGGCAACAATCACAACAAGAACTACGCAGTTAGAAGCAATCAATACTATGCTTTCAACTATAGGAGAAGCTCCAGTAAATACATTGTCTGGTTCATTACCTACAGATGCAAGTATGGCTAAAAATATTTTAGATGAAGTAAATAGAGAAGTACAATCAAGTGGTTGGAAATTTAATACTTCATACAAAGCAACATTAAGCAGAAACACAGACAACAAAATAGTTGTAGCTAGTGATGTCATGTTAATAGAATTTAATCCTTTATTAGAAAGTAAAAGTTCTTATGACCCAGTTATAAGAGGAAACTTTTTATTTAATTTAGCAAAAGAAAGTTATGTATTTGATAAAAACTTTGACAATGTAACTATTGTATCTTTATTAGATTTTGAAAATATTCCTGAACAAGCAAGAAGATATGTAACAATAAGAGCATCAAGAATATTTCACGACAGAACTTTAGGAGCAAATGCTCTACACAGATTTAGTCAGCAAGATGAATTAGTTGCTTTATCAATATTAAAACAAGCAGAAGCATCTGTAGCAGACCATAATATATTTAATAGTTATGACCAGTACACAACAGTTGCAAGAAGCAGGTCTTATAAACTAATAGATTAATGCCTTTAATAACTAGAAGTATCCCTAATTTGATTGGGGGAGTGTCTCAACAACCAGAAATTTTAAGATTAGAAAATCAAGCAACAGAACAAGTTAATGGTTTTTCTGGTGTAGTTGAAGGTCTAAAAAAAAGACCTCCTACAGCACATGTATCAAAGATTTCTAGTTCAACTTTAACAAACGCTTTTATTCATACAATTAATAGAGACGCTAATGAACGATACATTGTGGTTATTAGTAATGGGGTTATTACTGTTTATACTGTTTCTGGAACTTCTAAAAATGTTGTGATGCAAACTAATGCTTCAAACTATTTAACTTCTAGTAATCCTAGAGGTGAGTTCAAAGCACTTACAGTTAATGATTACACATACATATTAAATACAAGTAAGACAGTAGCTATGGACAGCTCAACAACAAGTCCAGCTAAAATAGAGCAAGCAGTTTACACAGTAAATCAAGGTATAAATAACACACCTTATTCAATAACAGTTGATGGAACTACCTATTCATTTACTTCCTCAAATTCAAATACTAAAGATATTAGAAATGGAGTTAAAGGTGCAGTAAGTGCATCTGGTGTAACTTTAGCTGATATTGGTG